GGTACGCGACCGTCCCGGAGGATGTCGAGCAGGCGTGCATTGAGGTGGCATCCATGCTCTACCGCGACCGCCGCAGGGACGGCAACCTGACGTCGGAGGGTCTTGGCGACTACTCGTACACCCGCGCCACCGCGCAGGAGATGAGCGCACGCCTGGACACGCTGCTTGCGCGCTGGAAGGACATCGCATGAGCGTTGACAGCCTGATCGCCCAATGGGGCGTGGCATGCAGCACGCAGCGCCCTACTACTACGCGGGACAGCACTGGCGGAATCATCAACACCTACACGACGGCCATTTCCGCCGTCACGGTCTACATCCAGCAGGGCGGCGGCAGCGAGGGCGAGACTCTGGGCGCGCAGCGCAATTCGCTGTCTGCGACTGGGTACACCACGCTGGGGCTGGACATAAGGCCGCAGGACAGGCTGTTTGTCGGCACGACCTTCTGGGACATTCAGGAGGTGCGCACGCCGGACGAGCGCACCTACATCGACGGACTTGCCCACATGCGACTTTCGCTGACCCGCATCCTGCCGCTCTAGCCATGCCAGCGCGGTCCACCTTCAGCGCAGCCAAGTTGCAGCGCATGTTTGACGCTGCCGTATATGAAGGCACGCTAGAGGCGATGGTCGAAACGCAAACCGAGATGCAAAAGATGGTTTCCCGGCCGGGAACCGGGCGCATCTACGCCAAGACCGCAGGCGGTGCGCGCAGGCTTGACAGGTTCATCGCAGAGAATGTGGGCCTGAACAAAGGCGCAGCGGAGAAGGTCGCCGCAGCCCGGTTTGCGCACATGGAGAGCGGAACGCGAAAAAAGTTCCAGATCAAGAATGTGCTGGATGAGCAGACCATGAAGCGCCGGACTCGCACGCGCAAGTACGTCGCCATGCGCAAGGGATTCACGTTGTCGGAGGAAACGATTGCGGGGCTTATAGCCAGCAAGAAAGGCGCACGCAACCTTGGCGACGTCGGGCTGCACCGGGCCTCCGCACCAGGCCAGCCTCCCACAGTGCGTCTTGGAGGGTTGCGCAGGGCTATTCAAGTCGCCCGTCCAAGGCGGCGGTCAGGCGCGCTCAAGGGCTGGCAGATCACGCTTAGGAACAAGTACGCCAAGTGGCTCGAGGACGGCACGGAGCGCATGGCAGCGCGTCCCTATGTCGCGCCTACGCTTGCCATAATCAGGCGGCGTGCGCCGGACATCATCAAGAATCGGATCAGGCTGGCAGGGTTCACCATCCAATGAAGCAGATCGTTGATGCCATCTACACCAGGCTTGCTAGCGTGCAGACCGCTGGTTCCTTCCATGACCTGCTTGGCGGCAGGTACTATCACCTGACTGGTCCACAGAATGTGACCTTCCCCAACGCCATCTACGGGCTGGACGGCATGGAGAACAGCGACCAGTTCGGCGGTTCCCGCATCCTCAATGGCGCACTGACGTTCGACATCTACTGCGAGGCCAAGGCTGGCATATCGGCCTGTATGGACATAGAGGAAGCCCTGTTTACCCTGCTGGACCAGCAGCAACTGACCGTATCCGCGCCGTACGGGGCCATGCAGGTCCAGTGCGTCAGCCGTGGCGTACCATCCTTCAATGATGAGTTCGTGATCCTCACGACCACCTATAGCATTTTCAGCACAAGGACTGCATAAATGTCAGCAATCAACGGAAACAGCGGCAACGTGAGCGGCACAGGCATTGTCGGCGTCCTGAACACATGGAGCGCGACCATCAGCCGCGCCATGTCGGACGTTACTGGGTTCACCAACAGCGGACGTAACAGGCTGCTTGGGGTCTATGACATGACAGGCAGCGCAGGCGGCGTTCTGACGCGCACCGCCGCGTTCATTAGCACCAACTTCCTTGCGTCGCAGACTGCCGAGACAGGCTCCACGATCACGCTGACGGCCTATTCGGCAGGCACATCGCAGAACACGATCCAGGCCAACGTTGTCGTGAACGATGTCGCCATGAACAGCACCAAGACTGGCGACACTGGCGTGACATTTTCCTTTGCCCTTGCGTCCGTCGCCACAGGAACCAACTCGCCATTCACGCTGGTATGGACAGCATGAGTGCCTTTGCTGCGCGAAACGCATCCGTAGTCGGAATGCCCATTCCAGGCTTCGGGGGCATTGATGCGCGCACCAGCGAACAAGACTGGGTAGTGACCGGATCGCGCCAGGGGCAGGACTTCCGCCTGTATGTCAGTCCGCATGTCAGCCGCGATGAGGCGATTCGGGCAGCGGTCAGCGCACTGAATCTGACACCTGCAACGCTGGACTGGATTTCCGCTGCGCGTCGTGACCATGTTGAGCAGTGCGTACGCATGGATGACGAGTGGTTACGATCCCGGTCACTATGAACGCTCCACTGACCGTAAACGGGCTATTGCTTAAGACATTGTGCCTGCGCGACTGGTGCGAACTGACCCAGCGATGGCTTGCGTCACGGCAGCAGGAGCATGAGCAGGCGCTAAGGCGCGCTGGCGCAACACCAGTGGAGATTGCAAAGAGCGCCCAGGACTACGCTGAGCGCAAGTCTACCTACGGGCTGTTGCTTGAGATGTGCAAGACCTACGACGGCGCATCCATGATCCTTGAGCGCGCAGCGCAGAGGGCTGGAATCCTGCCCGATGCGCTCTATGACGCTCTCGACGGCATGGACCCGGACGCTGTAGCAGTCCTTGCCATGCGCTGCTGCGGATGGCAACTCAAGCCAGGGGACGCCGAGGGAAACGCCTAGAGCCGCCATCCGACAGGGACTGGCGGCTTGCCGTTGCGAGCCTTGCGCGCTACTGCCCCGGCCTTGGCGACCCGATGGAGATGCCGTGCGACGAGGTCATGGAATGGGCGCAGGCCATGAATTCCGTGCTGGAGCGCGAGTTCGGGAAACCGGGCGATGGCGAGGTGGACCACCGCGCTAGAGTTGAGGCAGATATGCGGAGGATACACGGATGAGTACAGCAGGCGGCGGCGCAGCCCAGGTCATCGTGGACATCCTCGCCAATGCGACGGGTCTTGGACAGACCTTGCAGCAGGCCGAGAAGCAGGTACAGGCCAGCGCGGAGCGCATGGGAAACACGATGGACCAGGCTGTGGGGAAGTCGGTCGGAGGGCAGGGCAGGCTAGCGCAGATGTTCCAGGGCAAGGGGGCGATGATCGGCGGGATAGCCACGCAGTTTGCACGCAGTTTCACCGATGACTTAAAGATGGAGACAGAGCGCCGCAGCGATCTTGGCGACTCGCTCGGAAAGGGACTGCGCGAGTCGCTGAAGGTGATCCCGCACTGGTCGGTGCAGTTAGGGCTAGTGCTTGCCGAGGCGCTTGAGCCAGTGGGAGAGCGCGCAGGCGAGATCCTTGGGCGCGCCATGTTTGAAGGCAACAACATGGAGATAGAGAACCAGTTTGAGGAAGGGACGGCCTACGGGCTGGGCGACTGGCTCTCAGATTTCGTGAACAATCGGACCACACGCGAGGTTGGCCGTGGCGTTCGTAAGTTGGCGAACCAGAACCTGATCCTGAACAGACAGGACGAGTTGGCTGCGCTACAGGCGGAACAGCAGATCATGCGGCAGACCGACATACGCGGGCAGATGATTCAGAGCCGCATGCACATGGGCATGGCCGAGTTCCAGACCGGAATGGGCACGTTCCGCGCAGCGTTTGGCACACCCGAAGAAGCGTCTGCCCGCGTCTACGATGCCGCCATGAAGCAGGTAATTGCTCTTGAGCGCATCGAGTCGATAGTCAAGGAAATCGGCCACTACAGCCGCAACGCGATGAGGAACTGATGAGCGCAGTAGAGCAGGCCAATTCGCGTACCGTCGCCTACGAGCAAGGAAATCCCATAGGCACAAGGGAGTTCTACTGCTACCCGTACGACACGGAGCAGGATGTGCTGGCATTGTTCGGCACGCTGCTGCCGACCAAACTGAGCGCATGGCCGACTGGCCCGGTGGGAACACCCCCGGTCACTCTGGTGTTCCGTGATTTTGACATCACACGCGACCCCAATGTGGAAGGCGGATGGCATGTCCGCCTGATCTACAAGGACGGATCTGGCACTGTCGTATCGGCATGGAACAGGTTGCAGCCCAACGATGATGGCTACGTCACGCTACGGCTCTCGTCAGAGGGTCGATTCATGGACATGTGGAGGCAGTTCGACACAGATGACGAGTTTCAGCAGGCGGTTTTTTCCAAGACTGACCTGCGGTATCGGCCCCTGTTCGCGCCAGACAGGCCGCTTGCGGACATTGGCGGAAGGAAGATTGACATTGCCGGGACTGCGGCCACCGTGGTAGTGCCTGTGCAGCGCATGGTGGTGGACATTACGACCACCATCTGGCCCAAACTCCAGTTCTTCCGTCGATTCCTTGGCACGCGAAACAATACAGCGTTCCTTGGCTGCGATCCGTATTCGGCAGTGCTGATGGGCGCGGAGGCATCGCAGATGCAGCCCGGTCGGTGGGTCGTCAGCCTCAATATCGAGGTGGATAAGTATTACTTCCTGAGACAAGCACCGATGCGCAACGCCAGCGGATACGTCATCACAGATGATGGTGACGGCGGCTCTAATTCCCTTGGGCGCGGGCAGGCCAAGCAGGTGGCGTGGTTCCAAATGTATGCAGAGGTAACCAAGTTCCAGGACATCCATCCGGCGCTACAAGCCGCATTTTTACCGTAAGGACACAGCATGGCAGACGAGATCAATCTTTCAGTCAGCATGAACGTCAGCAAGGGAGTGCTTCAGTACAACTTTTCGCCGCCTGCGGCAACCATCAACCTTGTCGGAAATGCCGCGTCCGGTGGCGTTCAACTGATCCAAACCGCAACCGAGGCATGCGCGCTGGTAGATGTCACTACTCGCGGAATGGCCAATTTCATTAACCTGACATCCGGCACAAAGGTGGAGGTAGGCTCGTGGGACGGGTCCAACTTCAATTCATTCGGCGAACTTCGACAGGGCGAGCCAGCCGTTTTGCGCCTGTCGGCGACCACCACGACAAGTCCTGTGCTGAAGGTGATTGAACCAACCAACGGCACGGCATTCATCCAGTGGCAAGTGTTCGCGGACTGACCTTATGCTGCGCCGCTTTGACCAGTTTCAGTGGGGTCCGCTCAATGCGCAGCGCCTTAACGAACTAGTGGACGCCGTCGTGCGTCTCCAGCATGAAGTTCGATCGATGCCGATGCTGCATGAGCGCACAAGGGATGTCATCCTTGCGCAAGTGACAGGAACCGGAACCAAGGCCGGATACGACCTGTGTCAGGGCGCATTGCGGTGCGTGTCATACCCATTTCAGGAAGTTGGGATTGGCATCCAGCAGTCCGGGACGATTGGAGACGGGACATGCGTGCAGCCGTACCCAATCGAAAGCGGCCTATCCAGCGACCGTGGCGCTTTCCTGCTGCTGATCGAGAAGGAGCCATCGCTACAGGTCGGCGATGTCGTAAAGGCCAACCTTGCGACCCGCGC